GCAGTCAACCTGGACACGTTCTAGGATTTCATTTGGGTGGGGGTCATGTCGGCCCTCACCCTACTCCATAGCCACAAGTCTCGAGAGTAGGAGGACAACATGGCAATTCATAAGATCGATGGTGTTGATGCCGTAGATGGCGGATCACAAATCAACAGCATTCCCAAAAAGTTTGTCACACTGACGGCTACCGGTGCCATCTCAAAGGGTCAAGTCGTTATGATTGACTCCAGCGTTAGCACGAACGGTGTTGGATTCCACGTCAAGGCTTCAGATGTCACTGACGCTGCACTTGCGATTGGTGTTGCAACAGAAGCTGCGGCTGCATCGGGTGACGAAGTTAAGATTCAAGTCGCTGGTTTCAACGAAGACGTGACCCTTCTCTCTGGAACTTTGGCACTCGGCGCTCGCGGAACCTTGATTGGAAGCGCAGCCGGTGGAAAGGTCAAAGAGCTGAACGGCACAACGAGTAACTTCGAGACTTTCTTTGCGATTCTCGTAAAGGCA